TGCTTTTTATTACTGAGTGCGTGAGCCTCTTCATAAACTTTGCCGTAGCGGTTCATTAATTCGTACTCCAAACGCTCATGTTTAAGCAAAACAATATCTTTTGGCAAAATATGCTTTCCCTTAGCCATAATCAATCGCTGAAATGATTGGCTCATTTCATAACTTTCTTCGAATCTGCTGTAACCCTTATCTAGATTATATCGATTAAATAAGACATGGGCAAGCACTTTCTCCACAGAACGTTGCCTCATTCCCGTATTATTCGATATCGTTTCGGCAAGGTACTTTTGATTGCTATTCCTTAAAGTCTCATAATATCTCACAGCGTGTTCATCTCTGCGGATTTGCCACGGATCATTATCATCGTTAAGCGCCCCATAATTTCCTTTAGAAGATTTAGCGGTTACATACTCATCATAATAAGCTTCATAGCTCATATCCTTTGAAATATGAAGCTTATTCTTTTCCGTTTCATTTGATGGCTTATATCCTGTTAGAGTTGCAGCTATCGTACTACGGCAATTGGCGTGTAATGGTGGTAAATTTTCCCCTGGAATAGCATCGGCCACTTTGTACACTTCATTGTTATGGTCCTTACAAACACGAGAAGTACGACTATCCATGACAGCGATGAACTGATAATACGGCATATCTGCATCCCGAATACTATCAAGATTGGCCTGATTATTTACATAGTTCATCTCGGTCCTTACGAGTCGCTCCGCTTCTTTACGCCCCGAATCCATTGCTTGTTGTACATGCTTGGCCAATTTAGTATTGCTGATACCTCTGTGGATACCATTAGTAACTTCACGTTTAATTACTTTGGCCAACTTTTCCGTATTCCCCCAAAGGCGTGTACTGTAATTCTTTCCGCTCCACGGGTTAGCTAATACTTTAGCAATTTCCGCTTTACTTACTAAATTACGTGGCACGCCTATTCCGGCAATACCTAAATCATATCTAGCGTGATAATAATTGTCCTCGTAAGCCCTTGTTAAAAACTCGGTCATCTTATCATCGACAATAATTCCCATCGACAGCAATTCTTTAATCGTGTCACCATATAACTTATCGAGTCGGGATATCCGGCTTCGCATGGCCAATACATTAAGCTCTCTCAGTAACTCTTTATTGCCGGTAGCCTCAATTTGCTTTACATAGTCCGCTATATCCATACGCCATACCCTAAATTCGGGCTCGGTTAGCATTTTTTGAGCTTCCGCAATACTTACTGAGTTATCCTGTGAAAAGCGACCATATAGAGCATTTATTTCATTTTGGATGCGTTGCAGGGACCTGGCATATTGTTCCGCCAGCTCACGTTCAATCGTTTCCTGACTTATTTGAGTCCATTCGGCTTCCCGTTCCCGGCTACGTCGTTCCCAATACTTATCCTGTCCCATGCAACACCTCTATTAAACGATTTTGTGCTTAAACGCTACCATACGAATTTGTTTAGGTTCGTATACCAATTCCCAGTTAGTTGCCGTAGACATTTCTGCACGGCTAACGGTTTCAATGTTTGCACGAGATGCCGCAGTAAATTTAACCCCACGTGGATGCATAATCTGAACACGACGATTAATTAAATAATCCACGCCGGAACCTTTGCGTTTATCCCGATCAGTTTCGGTAGGTACAAATCCAACCGGAGAACCATTACCTAACGCAATCGCACCGGAACCGAATAAGAAGGACGTATATACGCCACCCTCTACCGGACAGCCGTCGTCGATGATTACGCGACGTCCCTGGTAAGTGTCGAATTCCACGTTCATGGAATCACGTTCAGTTTCAAGCAAGTTATTTTTGAGTAATAACGCATGTGTTGCAGAATGCATGACAACAGCCGTAAGATTAGCCTTGCTATCACCCAATAACTGGCAAGCATCAATAAAGCTGGATGCACTGAACACCGCCGCACGACCGGTAGAACCGGAAATATCCAACACGTGCTGCTTCATTGTAGTAGCACCGAATACGCCTTTTAATGTTGCTAACAAGTCTTTCTGAAGTTCGCGTGCCCAGTAAGCACCGACTAAAGTACCAATAGCTTTCATTGGATCCGCGCCGGCTAATTGAGCACTTAAATCGGTCGCAGACCACATCTGTGCACGACGGAATGTTGCCGATTGGTCCTTTTTAGATTCAATTTTCTGTGCGGTTAAATCTTGACCTTCAATAACATCAGACGCATCACCGGTCAAATCGGCGAAGAATGGCATATTGTGAATAGATGCTGCTTCGCTTGCCAATTTGTCAAATTCCGGGGAATTAACCACGATGCCACTTTGCACCAATGCACTTAATTCCATAGTTCGCTTGATAGTATACGGTGTAAAAATCTCCGGTACGATTACATCACTTAAAGTTGTTCCCATTATGTTCCTCCTA